AACATCAAACTCTGAACCGCCAAAATAATAGGTTCTTGCAGTTACGCCTGTAATGCTTCCTTGTGAGGTATTGTTTTTATAAAAGGTAATGGTTGCATTGTCTGCGTCATACGCAATGCCAATAACGTCATTGGTTGTGTATGTTGCCCCATAAGAAGAACCGATTGCATTGACATATTTGTTGCCATTGTTTCCATAATAAGCAACCCCGTTTAGGCTTCCAATCCAAGAGGTAGTTGTAAAATTACTATCAATTGCCACTATCCCTACTGCTGGATAACTTGCGGTTGCAACAATTGTTGCTTCACAGTACCACTTACCTGTTGTTGGAATAGCAATTGTTGATGTAAAAGTTCCGTAGTTAGATGAACTTGTTACTACTCTTAGATTGCCGTCAGAAAATGTATCTGCGGCTCTGTTTTGCAACGGATTCAACGTACAGTAATTCCCCCTAACCACCCCGCCTACATCGCCTGTGGTGTTGTACACGATCCACGGGGTAGGCACATCGGTCAGGGAGTCGTTACCCGCACCGGCTGTTACAGAGAAGTTATTGGTTGTCCACGTGTTCGAGTTGCCAGAGTAGTCCAAACCTAGCGTAGTCGTGCTGGTGGCATTCTTAAAGTTCAAGTAGAACCCGTTTGTGCCGTATGTACCTGAATACTTCAACGGCTCCCATACACCCGTTACAGGGTCGGTCATGCCGAATGAGGATGGGGTTAGTTGCTGACCGTCAATGAAGTTGATCTCGGTTAGATAGCCGTTGAAGAATTGATTTGGAGTTGCAGAATTGCTAGAAATGGCGTGCGCCCAGTTTCCATTGATTGCCAAATCAAAATTTTGTGTTGGATTGTTTAATGTTCCAAAGGCTGTAACTTCTGCGCCATTTACATATAAACGAATTCTGTTATTTGCAGTTGCTTGTGTTGTGTCAACAGACAACACAATATGATACCAAGCAGCAGGATCACGAAATACTTGTGTAGTATTTCTCCAAGTTGTTGTTCCACCAGTAATGTTGATATAGTCATTTGTTTCAAATCGAATACCGGTAAATCCAGCATCGGTTGCTGCTGTATAGCCAACAAAAAAGTATTGGCTTGTGCCAAAACTACCACCTCGCTTAACCCACCCACTCCATGTCCACGTTCTACGGTTACCAGCCACGCTAGGTGTACGGTTCAGGTAAGCAGAGTCGGCGCTATTGAATCTCAGGCTTTTAGAGATTGGGTTAGGTACACCAGCCACGGGCCAGTTGTTGTTCCTTGTCGCAGCAGCAGCATCGTCCAGCGTCCATACACCCGTAGCAGATATTTGGGTAGGAGTTACCTGATTCTTGGTTATGACTTTACCGGGGTAGTCCATGTCGATCCTATCGAGCCAAACTAAATTTGAAGGGCGACTCTGCTAGAGCCATATATATGTATGTGCCACCAGAGGCGTTTGCGTATGTGCCACTAGCACGAACTTTAAAACCGTTGGATAATAAGTCGTGGAATGTAGCACCAGCCTCTGCCCCGCTCATATTTGCCTGAAGATAAAGTTGCGTTACATTATATGTGTCCCTTGCGGTGTCTATGATGTACCAACTTTCAATGTTGTCAGTACGCTTTATCATCACATACCTAGGTCTAAACCCCGTGTAAACAAACGGGCCATCCGTTGACCCATTGCCCGTGTAACTTCCAAAGGCGCTATACCCCGCTACTGGTGCGAAGCAGTAGGCAACGTAGTTTGTAGAACTTGCGTTGTTGATGCTGTTATTGCTTACTGAAAATACAGTTGATGTTGGAGAGGTGTTGTTCCAAAAAGCAGAACTTGTGACTGCTGCACCCGTTGTCTCCAAATACAAACCTTTTGTGTTCCCGAGAGAAACGTGATAAACGCCCCACGAATCAGTAGTGCCTCTGCTTTTGACAATAAACATACTTGGCGCCACACCAAGACCGTGACCGATTGTAGCCCCACTTGAGCCGTTACCTGTATAAGTAACAATCGAGAACCCGCTAGTCGTATTCGCCCTGACCTGTGCCGATATTGTGCCGCTAGTGTTGGTTACGGTTGAGCCGCCAGCGTTCCAGTTCCATGCGACATAAGAACTTGTGTTTGTGTTAACTATGCCATCAGTACCAACCGTAAACCCATCAGAACCAAACGCAGTTAATGAATTTACATCGGTTTGTTCGGATGATGTTGAATTTGAGTAAAGACTTTTGGTTGCTCCACGAATTGTGTCATACAAACCATTACTATTAGCACCACTTCTATTTTTAACCCATACAAAATCTGGCGCAAAACCTACACCTGTGATTGACTGTGTTGAGCCGTTACCCGTATACAACACCGGATTAAAATACTTCCCAGCCAATGTAGTGCTAGTAGCACCGATGGTCGGCGTAGGCAGATTAGTTGTACACAATGCCTTAAAGCCAGAGGGGGCTGTGTAGGCAAAGGCACGTTGACCGAAGTTGAAAACAAACCCAGAACCGTTAAAACTATCGTAACCGCCAACCAAATATATCCCACTTGGCAAACTACTAAATGCAGTTCCTTGGCTAGACCCGTTCTTGTAAAATACCAAAGTTCCAGCATCAAGGTCTAGTGCAACACCAATCACATCGTTATTTGTCCACGATGCACCATAAGCAGATGATGAGTTGTTATTAAGTTTTGATCCGCTATTTACATATACATATTCATTTGACAAAACACCCAAAGAAAATAAACTACTTGCCGCCATGTTAAACGGAGTTAAAACAACCCCTAAGTTTCCATAAGCAGTCCCTGTCTTTGTTGCTTCCCAGTACCACTTGCCAGACGACACACCAAAAGTAGCAGTTCCTATTGATGACACACTTCCGCTTGAGCATACAACATCTAAGTTTCCGTTTGTTATCGTTGGAGTAGGGGTAGTTGTTCTGTATCCAATTGGGCTTACAGTAGCGTAATTCCCACGCACTTCACCACCAACACCTGTGTCTGTACCGTATGCCGTAGGTGAATCCACCATCGAGTCATTGCCAACGCCAGCGGTCACCGAGAAGTTGTTAGGTGTCCAATTGTTACCGTTACCTGAATAGTCCTTGCCTAGCGTTGCAGCCGTGGTATTGGAGTTGTCTGAGAAGTTGACGTAAAAGCCGTTCGTACCAAATGGGCCGGTGTACTGCTTTGGAGACCAAACTCCCGTGTCTGAACTGTTAAACCCAAAGGAAGATGGCGTTAGGGCTTGGCCGTCTACGAAGTTGACTTCGGTCATGTAAACATTTGAATAGTATGGGCCACCACCAGTTAAATAGTTTATTCTCCCTAATCCGTGTTGATTAGTTGCATTTATCCCCAAATCAACATTTAGCGTAGGATTGTTTGATGTTCCAAAAGCAGTTACTTCTGACCCGTTTATATAAACTTTTACCCGATTGCTTGCTGTGGATTGAGTTGTGTCTAACACAATAACAATGTGATACCAAGCAGACACATCACGAAATACTTGTGTTGTTATTCTCCAGTTTTGTGTCCACGCTCCAAAAAACAATGTGTCTGTAGAAGCAAACCCTATTGCCGCATAAACAGCATCTGTTTGAGTTGAATTATCGTAAGCACTAAAAAAAACTTGGTCTGTTCCCAAAGCACTCCGCTTAACCCATGCGCTCCAAGTCCAAGTCTTGCGATTACCAGCAGACGCAGGAGTCCTATTCAGATACGCACTATCAGCAGAGTTAAACCGCAGACTGCGGCTAATCTGAGTCAACGCCATAGGCCAATTACCAGCGGCAACGGCTTGAAGTTGTTGCTCAGTAGTCCAAACGCCAGATGCGACTGTTGAGGTAGGCGCTGTTGGGTTAGCGGTAATTATGTTACCGACATAGCCGTGGATTGACATATTAGTCCTTTTTATTCCTTGGGCGTCCACTTGAAAATCCAAGCGCTTTCATGCGCTTAAATTCTTCTGGATCAGAAAAACGTTTCTTACCGCTTGCCCGCATTTTTGCAATGGTTTCAGGAGAATGCTTTTTGCCAATCCTAGAAGCAGACATTTTTAATTTACTTTCTTCCGTATGCCCAATCCCCGTTCGATAACCAGTTTTTCCAAAGTTTGGGTGTAATTCACCTTTTCTTCCGAAGCAACCGTTTTGCTCTCCGACAAGACCAAGACTACCCTTGCCACCTTTTGAAAGATTGTATCCGCTTGGCTTTAATGTTCCGTACACTTCAATTGCCTTGCGCTCTAGTTCATAACAAAAACTTTGTGTTGTTTTACACAAAACTTTCATCTCAAAATTATCTGAACCATGTTTTAAAATAGCATTTTTTAATAGTAGATGACTATCACCGTTTGGGCGGCAGTGATTCCTCCAACGCTTTTTAGGATCTACCGTAACCCCAATGTAGGCCATGTTATTAACCTTATTGGTTACTTTATATAAAAATGCTACCTTTTCCATCAGGAGTTAATCTCCTCCCACGAAGCCGTAACCACTAGATCACTAGCCGTACCAGCGGTAGCACCGATGGACTGGTTCTCAAGCAGGTAAAACGATGTCGTCTTATCCGTGATGATCAACGTAGCATCAGCAGGCACCGAGATGGTTGACGCTATCGGAAACGCCGTACCACCAAGAGCCGCAGCCGAGTATACGTTAATCGTGATGTCAGCAGCAGATGTTCCGTCTACGTTAGCCGCTACAATCGAGTTGATCTTAAAGACCTTCCCGCTTGATGCAGCGTTGCTGACCAAAGATGTTGCTGAGGTTGTGGTTAATGACGTACTAGACGAGTTACCGTAAATCGTCGTGACGTTGACTATATTTGGGTTTGCCATTACTTACTCCTTAAATAGGGACACTAGAAGCCAAAAATCATCGCCATTGCGATGCTCTTACCCGTTGAAATACCAGATGACGGAGTCGTAAACGACAACACACCGGAACCGTTAGTTTGAAGAACCTGTCCATTTGTACCGTCTGCGTTAGGCAGAGTAAAACTTACGTTTGAAGCAACCGCTGCTGGTGCTTGCAGAGCAATATAGTTAGTACCGTTGTCGGTATCCTCGTAAAACTCAATTCCACCAGCCACCGCAGAAGTGCCGGTAACTTGAATCCGACCCGTACCATCTGCGGAAAGAATGACGTTACCGTTGGTGTTTGTTGCCGACAGCGTGTTTCCATTGAGTCTTAAGTTATCAACATTGAGCAGTGTGCTGAAGGTATCAACGATCTGGTAGTCCGTGCCGTTAAACACAACCGTTCCAGAGGTGCCAACAGGGAAAGTAACCCCGGTCTGACCAGAAGCCTTAATCGTCAGGGTATAGGTTGAGTCTGCGTTGACAACCCGATACGCCCGGTTTGAACTGGGAGCCGTGATCGTAGAGGCTGCCGCCAAGGAAGATACATATAGAGTGGCGTACTGAGCACTTCCGGCAACGATGTTAGTAGCACCGGAGTCGCCCTCTGTTAACGAAAGTGTCAGCGCACCGGCAACGAAGTTAGCGCTTGTTAACGCAGTCCGTCCGGCGATGGCAATATCTAGGTATTGGGTTAGACCGTTATTTGTAACATCTCCCCAAGTGCCAGACTCGGTTCCAGTAACTGGAAGCGGGAGATCCAAAAGGGTCGTGCGGTTAATAGTCATTTTTAATCCTTTATGCGGCTATATCGACCCAATTTGGGGTCTGTGAATCATTAACGGGTACCCAACTTGATGTCTGCGAATCATTGACATTTTGCCAGTTAGCGGCCTGACTGTCATTAACCGATGTCCAAACCGATATAAATACAGACATAACCTGAGCATTTCCTTGGACGCCCGTTGGGTAGACATTGGCATCCCCGATAAACGCTGTAACTGATCCAACCTGACCAATGGCCTGTAGCCCCGTGGTAGGTACATCGGCATTAGCCTGAGTGGTGACTTGCCCAATCTGACCAGTTCCTTGAACGCCCGTAAGGGTAACGCTTGTACTTTGGACAACATTTGCTTGCCCAATAAAGCCAATTGCTTCGACCCCAGTAACAGTAACAACACCGTCACCTGTAACAGAGACTTGTCCGACAAAGCCTGTGGCTTGGAGTCCAGTAACAAAGACATTGGTTCCTGTGGCAACCGAAACACTACCGATTTGACCAGTCCCGCTAACCCCTGTGAGGGTGACATTGGCTGTGCCTGTGGCTTGCGCTTGCCCGATAAAGCCTGTTGCGCTGACCCCGGTAAGGGTGACACTAGCCCCTGCGCTGGCGGTAACGGAGCCAACAGAACCGCTACCTGAGACCCCCGTGACGCTGGTATTTGCACTACCACTGACTGCGGCCTGCCCAATGAACCCGTTGCCTTGGACTCCCGTGACGGCGACAGAAGCACCGCTGGCTGTTTGGACTTGCCCGATGAATCCCTGTCCTTGAACACCGGTGACTGAGACGTTTGCATCGCCAGAGACAAGTACCTGACCAACTGATCCCGTCCCAGATACGCCGGTAACATTGACATTGACGCTGGCTTGCGTTTGGACTGTGACTGACCCAACAGCGCCGGTTGCTTGGACACCGCCGCCAACACCCCAAGCGGTTGTGCCCCAGCCGTCATAGCCCCAGCCACCAAGCGGAACTTCGACGTTGGTTTGGTCAGATCCCCAAGGGGTTTGCCCCCAAGAACCATTTCCCCAGCCGCTAATTGTCGCCACATTTTAGTCCATTTAGGCGATTCTAATGATCGCCCCGGTTGCAGTTGCCGCAGGGAAGATGATGGTAAACGTGCCAGAAGTCGATGTCTTAGCACCACCAAAGTCCAGAATTGCTACTGCGGGATTACCCGTAGCCGTGTCGTTATAGATCATGGCACCAAAAGCGGTAATAGTTGCCGTTGTAAACGAGATGTCAGCAAAGTCGGTAAACGCCGTGGTTCCAGAAGATGTTGGGGTAACTTTGGTCAACGTGCCGCCACCAGCCACATAAGAGCCAGAAGCCGCTACTTCGTTGGTTGTGGTGTAAGCCGTAGTCGCAGCAGTAAATGAGGCGCTGTTGTTATACATAGCCAGTTTAAAGGTCTGACCTGAGCCAGTCGAAAAATTGTGGACACCCTTCAGGATCTGAACCTTGAAAGATGTTGGCATGAAATTACCGGTGAAAGCCATTTAACTTCTCCTTAATAAATGAGCGGCTTTTTCTTCCCCGCCCTGAACACAAACTTGAATACAGGTAGCCCTCTCAGACTGCGCTGCCCTCTTTAAATACTCAAAAATTGTCTTTTCAATCTGTTGCCGAAAATACTTAGCCTGCTCACGGATAGCCGGAGGGGCGGAATCAGCCACACCCAAAATCTTGTCGGCGCATACCTCAGCCAAATCCTCTAGAGGCAATCCACCAAAGTCGCTGGTTTTAATCATTGGGCTATGGATCTGCCCCATCTTTACTTCAAACATTAAGTCCTCAGCGCTTCTGGAGCACGGTACTCAGGCTCCTGTGGTTCTAAAGAATCTTTGATTTCCGAATACTTTTTGGTCACAAACTTATCGTCTTCGATGCCTACCACCAATGGTTCGGCAAGTCTGTGATACCCATAGAGTTTACTTGCTATTGGCTCGTTTGTATCTAGTAAAGAAGATCCCTGAGCGATTCCTACCTTGATACCACGTTCCATAGCCTTAGCCAGTAAAAACTCACAGCAAGCCCGTCCTGCCTCGGCAAAATGGACAACCTTCTTGTAGGAGAAGTCAATCCCGTATAGGTGCATCTCAGCCACTTTTGCTGCAATGCCATATCCCATAGCGTATGCCACCGTGTTATTGAAGTATCCCGTCCCGCAGGCGTTCATTACCTCTTCGAGGGGGAAATCCACTAATCCGGGGCAACGGCTGTCTAACTCACAGGTATATATAGGGCCGGGATGGCTGGCTAGTACAGACCTCATAATCCCCGTCTGAGTGCCAGCATCATCTGAATCCAAGAATCGGCTGGCTGGATCCATCATAAACACCCTGTCGTGATAGATGACGCCTGCCATAGCATTGATAGCCCAGACCTCATCAATCGGCTGGGAATGGGTTTTAGCCAGCACAAACTGATTATGGGACTTGCCCATAGCCACGATGGCGACCTTCTTGCCGGACAGATCAGGGATCATTTAACCGGGTACCTCACCTGACCAGAACGATAAGCGTCCTGACGATCCTTGCCATCGCCCAACTGTTTGAGAAGTAGCATGGCTTCGTTGTAGCGCTCTTT